GGAACGGTTCTGTCCATAATGGATCCTTTCAGAGTAGATTAACCGGCAGCTTTCGCAGACGGCCGAATTAGGGTAGAAGTGCAGCAGGAGACACCCATGCTGAAGAAACTGCTCTGGCTACCGACAACGCTGCTACTGCTCTACCGAGAGCGGTTCTTCCGTGAGTGGCAGATGGATACCCCGCAGCAGATGCGCAGGTGGCGTAATGGGAAATGGGAGTATCGCCCCACAACCGTTGATGAGGAATGGGAGTACCGGTCGATTTCCGGCTAAGTCACGGCCCCATGTATTCCACGGTCAACCGGTTACGCACCGATGACACGTAACTGAGAACGGACGCAGATCCTCCATCCTGAGCGACACCGAGTGAAATCTTGTCGCCCTCCCCAAGAGCAACAACGCCATGGCCTGACAACACGGCAGTGTTCGATGCAGGGTCCAGGGCGCCAGAAAAAGCTATGTCCTGCACCTTCGATCCCGTCTCATCAATCAGCATAACCGCTGTTCGACCGACGCCGGTGTAACCTTGCACGCTGAACTTCCACACTCCCGCTCGATCGGCAATAAACGAGCCGCCACTGATCATGGATTTCTTACCGTTCTCCGCTATGAGCGGAACTTTCGTGATGCCTCCGCCAGCAGAACTGGAATAAGAAACATTTCCGACCCCGGTAACAAAGAGGCCGGAAGGCTTATAGTCGGGTGGGATGATACCCCTGAACGGACCAGTCAGCTTTGAAAGCTCCCGCACATATTCCAGACCGGCACGAACAGCCGATGTGCCAAGGAAATGTAGATCGCTTGGGTTCTGGTTAATCGGGAAGCCTTGAATATCTGCCAAGCCAACGCGAGCATCCAGATCTGCGATCTGCTGCAAAACAGCGTTCATAGCGATCTGGCTTGGGTTGAGCGCTCCGATGACAACAGGCTTTGTCAAGGACAGATATCCATCAGCATTCAGGTTCGCCAACAGACGTCCCCACCGCGCCGCATATGTGTCAGGTGTGGCCGCATCGCCTTCGCCTTGGTGCCAAAGAAATGCGTCTACGACAGATACACCAGCCGCCGCCAGAATTGCCTGCATCCGAAGATACATCGATCCACGAACGCCAGCAGCTGAAGCCCAGGACGATATGGTATCCCCGCCGCGTCCGACGAGGATCAAACGGACATCTTCGCCTAACAACTTAGCTAGATATCGACACGCATGCGGCATCATGGAATTGGTGCCGCCGAAGGGAGGGCTGGAAATAACCGGGGTGACAAACGCAGAACCAAGACCGGCACTGTTGCTGTCAATGTTCGATGTGTTGTTCCAGACTTTGACAGTCGAGGGAAAATTCCACGCGCCAGTCGAGTCTGCACTCCCGACTGCGTGAGATTGACCCATCGCAAGAATGGTCTTCGTCATCAGATCGCCTCGCCTGAGAAGTGCGTGTACGCTGGCAAGCCAGAAACATCCTTGTTACCCGAGCCGCTGCCAAGAACAACCGCGCTGATGTAGTCAGTTCCATTGACTTGAACGAGTGTGGTAACCAGGGCGCTTGTCGCAGTGCTTCCACTTTGTTTTGCGTTGTTCGCAGCGACGATCGATCCGTTCTTGTAAATGGCGACAACGACAGCTTCGCCATCAGGAATGCCCGTATCCACGCGGGCAACAAAGCTCACCCGATAAATCCCGGCAGGTGGCGTCCATCGAGATGTAGCAACATCGTAATAACTGCCGATGTCGAACTCTTCCGTTGCGAGCGCCACATCGGTAAAAGTGTTTGCTGTTATGGTTTGCGCCACGTTGTTCTTGTGGGCCTTGAACGCGATCCTTGTTGCTTTGAGGCCAGCGGGCGTCACTGCCCGCTCAGCATCACTTCCTTCGACCGTCTCCGCAGATGTCGCCAACTCAACAAAGCCAGCCGCTGTCGTGGACGCGGGAGTTGCCAGAGATGGGAACCTTTTACCGCCAGGTGTGACGCCATCGTGCAACGCAATGATACTTCGGACAGGATCGACAACGAGTTCGCGAGATGGACCGATATAATTGTCGAAGGCGGCGGCGTTCACCAGATCCGCCGCGCCAATACCTGCAAGTCTACGGGGTTGCCGTGCCATTAATCGTTCCAATCATAACCGGGGGTGGAAGGGTCGCTGTCGACATTGAAGTCGTAAACAGCTGCGCCGATCATGTCGGCATACATTTGTGCTTCTGTCGCTGCAGCCTGCGCCTCATCAACTATGCTTGCAGTCTGAGCGATGATGTTATCGACTGCTGTATCGGCTACAGCCTGGGTCTGGGCGAGTATGTTTTCAGCCTGCGTCAAAATTGCTGCGCTAGCCTGATCCGACCTCATAAAGAAGTCAGTCCCGACCTTTACACCAGACACTGGCATGCCCTGTATTAGCCCGCCGATGGCGGGGTTGTTGCCAGATGCAGTTTTGAGGTTGAGCGGTGCCTCGCCATCAAAAGCGATTGTTACCGTTGAACTGGTGTTTGTCTCAGGAACCACAAACTCAACCAGAGCCACACCGTCCGCATACGGAAGGCGTGGCGATGTGTTCATGGAATATGCGTTTGGGATGCTCTCGCCATCATCAGATGCGGTGATGAACTGATAACCCGGCAAGAACGTGGTGATTTGCCTCCACGAACCGGTTCCAGCCGCGCCGACCTTTGTGTAAAGGCCGTTATTCTCAGAAGATGGGTCGTCGTACACGACGCCGATATCATCAGCATCATGAGCCAGATCAGCGGCAAGAAGCGCTCTAGTTTCCTTCCAAGTAGCTCCGCCGAGCCCTCCGGTATTCACCAGAGACTCAATACCGCCGATCAGAGATCGAATTTCCGCTTTGACCGGATTGTGTGGACCTGACGAAGGAACGCCCTGCACCACATAGTCACGGAAAACCTGAGCAGCATTCTGCGCCATTTTTCAGACCTTAATTCTGGAGATTAGGAGATATTGAACGCACCGGTCGCCACAGCAGTGGCAGGCACGCCAGAAGCGTTGATCGCCACCAGCCACGCATAGCGCGTGCCGGGCGCAAGGCCGAGTACGGCGCGGTTATCGACCGCACTTGGCGGTCCATATTCCGTCGCCATCAGAGTGGCGGCGTTGATGTTGTTCGTGGACCCGATATAGATCCGGCATGCGAAGTAGTTGGCGCTGTTTGGCGCAGTCCATTCAAACAATGCCTGCCCAGCCCCGGGCGTGACGGACACACCAGCGACTATTCCAGGAGCTACCGGATCGGCAGTCGCCGTCGCCGTGATGTAGTCAGTCCACGCGGAAGGCGTTCCCCCACCCCAGGCTCGAAGCCTGAAGCGATACTGACCGCCATCGACAAGATATTGAGAGCGAACCTCAGCATCAGAACCTGAAGAACTGACGCTGCGCACCGGCTCCGAAACATCTCTCCGTTCCCACTCAAACTCGTAGGTCAGAATGTTTGATACCGAAGTCCAGGAGGCCAGCGCATACGCGGCGGTTGCTCCACCAGATACGACTTCCGTCTTTATCAGAACAGTGAAGCCTGTTGGTTTCGGCACACCGGCAGGATCAACCTTGTCGGGCCGCGATGGCGGGGCCCCCTCCTCGACAGACGCAACAAACCCGTAAAGCGAAGGCGGAACAATGATGCCGGAGAACTCTACTGTCAGATTTCGCAACGACAGCCGAGGCGTTGATGTGATCTCGACAATCACCTCGTCCATTTTTGGCGGAAGATGCAGCCTCACAAAGCGGCGGTATGGCACATTTTCCGCCGGTTCGTAGTGCGCAACCACGGCAACCTTTGGAGCATTGGCCCTGAGGTAGGCTATCTTCTGCAGGCGTTGAATATGATTATGCCGTTGGACTGCGGCATTCTCGATTGTCTTCGTTCTCTCGCTGTCGTCATCCGCCTGGTATGGATTGCCGTAAATGGCGGCATCCGCCGTCACATAATCGTTGAACACATCGACAAAGCGGCCACGCACCGCAAGCACCGTCGATGCATCGCGCGTATTCCCGTCCAGTTGCACGCTGAGAACGTCGTCCCGTGTCAACCGAACGTCTGGTTCAACGAAACGTCCGGCATGCACGCCCACCTTGCCATCGGGACGCTCATAAACAACCAGCTCCGCCGCCTGGTCCATGATCCTGCCCACTTCGGAAGGATCATTATTTGCGCGAAACCAGAAGCCGCCATGATAACGAGGCTCAACATCACCCTCCCTGTTGAGAACAGTCTCGTCGCCCACATTTGCCGCTGCAATCCAGTCCGGCATGTACATGTCATCGAGCGTTAACCGACCGCCGACCGGGCTTGCGATGTGCCACATGCGGTGCAGCGCCAAATTCTCGGTGTACGCCGTGGTGGAGATACGAGGGTCATATATTTGGGCATGGCCTCGAATGATGGCCGAGTGCTGCGGCATCTGGTTCGGGAATACCGACAGATAGTCTTTCTGCTGCGTTGTCGAACACATCAGCATCGCCGTTGCCAACCCATCCCCTCGATGGGCGGAGCTCCACACCGAAGGAAATGCAGCTCCGATCTCGGAGTAATAGCTTTCTGCCGCCAGTCCGATACGGGACCGGATGATAACATATCGGCTTGAACCGATCACAAAGTGTGCCGGTGTCACAACATGACCCTCAGGCCCGAGAGTTACCGCCTCATCGTGCAGATAATGCTGAATATAGCTGCTGATCCTGTGAGCAGCCATAACGGTAACGTGGTAGGCGGTCCCATTAAACTCCTCGAGAAACGCATAGTCACCACCCTTTTTAACCCGACCAAGCACGTAAGGCAGCGACGGGACGTTCTGCTTGAGATTATAGGAGCCGTCTTCCGGCTTGGGTACCGCTGGCTTGTTTGCAAGCGCACCCTGAAGCAAGTACGAGCCTGCCGCTAGGCCAACATAGCCCAGCGCGAGCGTTCCCAGATACAAAGCGTTTGCCGCAAATGTTGTGGTGGCTACCGAAGACACGATTAGCGCGATGGTTTCTAATCCTGGCATTCAAAGTCTCCAAATCGCCAGAGGCGTAGCCGTCAAAGAGCCAATTCTGTCGATGAACCGAATATTCCAGCGCTCGCCGTCGAAGATTGCGCCGAACTGCTTTTCAATATTTTTGTGGCTACCAATGACGGCCACATCACCGACAGAGGCGCGCTGGACGCGTCTTGCTCGTATCCTTGCCGCGCAACGCTCAAATAACGGCACGACGCCGCCAGCCTTGCTGATGATCTCTCTAAAGCCTTGATCACTATCGTAAGAGCCGCGCCAATCCAGCGCTGGGTCCGGGTGACCCAACCAGATGGACCAGGCAGCCACGAACAGGCAGCAGTCTACATGCCCCGGCTGCCATGGCTTTCGCTCATAGGCCCGGAAAAAATCCGATAATGTGTTTTCCATTGATTACCAGTTCGGCCAGCGGACCGTTTTATCGCGCATCAGTGGAACACGTTCACAGAACCTGTCAGCAGGAGCGCCTGGATTTAGGACAACCGACCGTGCTTTCTGGTCCGTATCGGAGAGCACAGCCCCGCTTGTCAGCGTGCGCATCGTAAAGCGGTTGGTGATTTCCACGGTGATGACGTCCCGAATATCGTCCCCTGAAGCAGACTCTCCGAAAATCAGGTTATCAATCCTTCCGGTGAACTTGACCTGAGGATCACCAAATGGCTGATCGTGCTCATCGCACTTCTGGATCAATATCCGCATACGTGAACCTTTGATGGTCCCCGCCATATAATCTGCGTAGATGCTGTTTGCAGTTTTTGCGTCTATGCCGGATATCATCAGAGACAACGTGAACGCTTCGGCATTGATCGCTATTTCGACAGTATCGAGCGCATCGTCAGTAAGTACACACGCTCGCCATATGTTGCCGTCAGCATCCAGAAATGGACCGCCTGAACCATTCCATAAGCGTATCGGGCCAGATGGCAAATCCACCTGACATAAAACCCGCAACGATTTGAGCGCCATCAGATCAATCCAAAAGCCAGCTGGTTCCAGTAATCATTCGCCTCGATAAACGAGACGGACCGACGCTCGAAAGGCACCGGATCCACCAGCGCACCCATCTGATCATCGGATGCGAGATGGCAGAGACACGTCGGATTATCGAATTCGAGATCAGCGCCGTCAGGAATTGTCGCGCGGATAGTGGTTGAAAGCGGGACAGTCCACACATCACCATCAACATCAATCGCTGGCCCTGTCTCGTACAATGCGTGCTGATAGGAGAACCGAACACCGACGAGGTTATCCTCGGCGTCGATTACCTTCAGCTTGATCACCGTTGCACCAATGGCCGTCTCGCCCACCGACTGCACGGCGATAGCTCCCTGTCGGTAGAGGCTACCGTCAGAAAACGGGGTATCGTCGTCATGTGGAACAAACACCGGCTCCTCAAACATTCCTGAAGCATAGGGCGCCACGTCCTGCGACCAGGCAGGAACAGCGATCAACCCCGCCCTGCCGCTTAAAGCTGTACGAATAGCCA